AAAGACTAGCCAAGTTTTCTGGACTATAAATTGATAAAGCTAAACTAGAACTTTCGTTCATCATTGTTTCATTTAAAACAACTCCAACTTTATCAGCAAGTGCTTTTGCCTGATCATAAAATCTGTAAGACTTTAAACCTAATCTTAAAGTTTTCATTTTCTTTTCAACATAAGAATACATGCTTTCATGTTCTTTAATTACATTGTCGGCACTAGCACGATACATCTTAAAAAAGTTTAAAGTGTTTTCATCAACTTTGAATTGTCTTGAATGACAATAAGATGTTCCAATTACCCATAACTGAAAATCTTTTTCCCATTTGGCTACAGGTTTAGTGATAGATTTATCTTCGTTAGATGAATTGCTAAAACCCAAAAATTTATTACACGCACTTTCATCATTGTAATACTTTGGATTTCTTTTTGAGTAGTCATTATCAATAGA